AAAAGACTGGATGATATTAGCGAGGACTTCGCTAGTGATGAACTTATCAATCGCATCAAAAATCTTGATGAACCCTTGCTCGATTGTTGGCCCATGCGTTTCCATCCACAAAATTAAGCTATCCAGGTGGGGGGCAACATTTTCAAGGATTGCAGAACCAATTTCCAGCAAACTATCCCGAGCAGTAGCCATAGCCACATCAAACTTGAACTTGCTTGTGTCAGCAACAAAGCCCAAAGCCTCATCCATGATTTTGATGTCATCAGTCGCTAGGCGAACAATCTCCGCATACGCCTCAGTGTTCTCACCCGTCAAAGAAAAGACAGCGCTAAGACCCTCAATGGAACCGATGACCTTAGTGAAGTCCTCCTGATTATCACCAAAAGCCTCACGCAACTTAGTGAGAGTGCTGAGGAAACCATCCTGCTCAATACTCTCAGCCACGCCCTGGGAGGTGAACCCATACTGCTCCAACATCTTCTTGGCTTCTTCAGTGGGCTTGATGAACGCCTGCATCGCCCCACGAATACCCGTGACCGCCTCGGAAGCGCTCAGACCACCCTTAGTGAGCGCAGCAATCAGCCCTGTGGTTTCCTGGAAGCTCACACCCAACTCTGCAGAGATAGGGATCACACGACCAAGCGCACCAGCAAGCTCCTCAGGGGCAAACTGTCCAAGCCTTACCGCCTCAGCCAAAGCCTCAACAGCATCAGTGCCAGAAAGGTTTGACTCCCCATAAGTGTTCATCGCGGCGGTCGCAGCGTTAGCAATACTGCCAACATCGCCCAAACCAATAGCAGCACCCTTCAGTGACGCCTTAAGGACATCCACAGCGGTTGCCCCACGCAAACCAGCAGAGGTGATGAAGAACAAAGCATCGGCTGCCTCATTCCCAGACTTACCGAACTGAGGGCCAAGATCCCTAGCGGCCTTCTCCAGGTCACCTATCTCATCGGCGGTAAGCCCAACCAAACCCTGAATCTTTGCGAAGGTAGTTTCGAACTGTGCAGCCTCCTTCACCGAGGCAACAGCAACAGCAGAGATAGCGGCAGCAGCAACCCGACCCACATCCACCGCAAAATTCTGAAAATTAGCTAGCGCCCGCTGGGCGCCCTCCAACCCCTTCGGATCAAACTTAGTAACTAACGGGATAAAGATAGCCATCAGACAGCCCTCACTCTTTGCAATTCTCTAGACGCATCCCGCATATAGTCGTCAATCGCACGCTTCCCAAGTCCCTCAATGCGCCCATGCTTTTTTAATGCAGAATCGAACACAAAAAATCCTGACTTACCTTTAGCAAGCCCTACGCGGTCAGCGATAGCAGAATTAAACTTGTCGCCCTGACTGGTAACATTGTGCCTGAACGGGATTGAACCATTCCGGCTGTAGAACTTAGACCTTGTGGAGCCAGGACGCTTACTCGACCCTGCAAGCTCCGCATAATCAAAACCTAGCCGACCTTTACCACCCGTAAACTTCATCGACAACAAACGGTTCCCACCGCCACGACTACCGCCAGGGGTAAACGACACAGACGCGCGAGGAATCCCGCCCCACCGTGTAACGCCGTTATGGTCTTGCATACCCGAAATAGGAGCTTGCGGGGGAACCTCGCCCGCGATTTCCTTAGCAATACCCATAATACTTTTGCGCATATCCTTACGCAACGCATTCAAAGACCCACGGTCAATCTTCCGCAACTCTCTTGTTACCTGGGCCACCCCTTGAGGGCGCATACTTGTAGACAACAAAAAGGGCTCCAAACCGTCCCCCCCAGTTTACCGCCTACCCCTACCCCGCCTATTAGACTCCTGCGCACGCGCCTCCAAAGCACGCTGCAACGTCCACAACATGCGAGGCGACAACCTCATCAACTCGCGTGGACTGATCCCCGTCTCAATCGCAAGATTAGCGAACAACCAATGGGCTGAGGAATCCCCCAAACCCTTTAAGCTTTTGGGTCGAGAGGTTCCACCGAATCCACCAGGTCAACCCACTTAGCAAACGTAAGCTTTGTTTCACCAGTACGCTTCAACACATGCCACGCTAACCAAAGAAGGTGCGTAATCTTCCCGTCACGGGCCAACGTCGAAACACTCACGTTATATTCGCCCTCAAACGCCACAAGGTCAGTAGCAACCCCGTTAGCCTCACAAGACGTACCATCCAAAAACGTTACTAGGAAATTAAAGTTCATACCCTAGAGTGTAGCGGATTAGGCTACGGCGCGTGTAATATCCCCCGTGACAGGCCAAGACACAGAAGTCGTGGCGAGGTCGCCCACACTTGAAGCAAACGGGCTATACCCAGACACTAGGCAAGAGAAGCTATACGAAGGGTTCCCGGCACCAACCGCCAAAGATGTCGGAAGAATAGCCACCGTGACCACAGTACCAATCAGCGGCTCAATAACGCTATCCAAAGCCGAGGCCGCAAAATCCTGGTGAAAATCGAGTTGCAACGTAGCATCCCTTAACCCACCTATGCGAGTGCGCGACTCATTTCCAAAAGATGTAGTATCAAGGTCATCCACACTAATATCAAGTGTGCAAGACGCAAGGCTCGCACTCAAATCCTCTGAAGCGATAGTGATGCTGTAATCTGTTGCTGCGAACTTTGCCAAAATAGGCTCCTTTTAATCCGAATAAACTATTGCGGAAAACTCCGCGGCCATGTACTGTTGCTCCCCTAAGTTTATCGCACCCACGTTTGTCATCTCCGAGAGACGCACATCGTAGGCTGCACCGTCAAGAGTCTTATCCGACTGGAGTGCGGCCTTGATCCCGCCGGCCCCGGTGGAGGCGTAAGCGTTTAGTTTGTTTTGTGCCGACCTCTCCGACACCCTGCCCACAATGACAGTGATTGTAAAGTTGTAGACAACAAGCCCGCCCTGCATAGCCTGGTCATACTGAATACTGTTTAGCTGCACCACGGCAATAGGTGGGGAAGGATTATCAGGCAGGTCGGCGGACGTGCGTAAACCGCTAATCGTCGCCAAGTTTGTTGCGAGCCCATCCCGAATCGTGTCAATACTCACGCGGTCAACATCCTCTTAAACGGCATCAAAAGTTTTTCCACGTCAGGATCGACACGGCCCACATGCATCACCATGTCCCCAAAACCCATAACACCCGTCGGGCTGTCATATCTCTTGAACTGGCGCATGGAAAGAATGATGCACGCTTGCTTTACCGCGGAAGGAACAGTCGCATACCCCCACACCCCCACAATCTGCACACTCGCCTCGCTGTATGAGCCGTTATTAAAACTGTAATCCCCCGTAGCCCGCACAGCATAAAAAGGTGTCTCCACGCCCCCCACAAGGCCGTTGAGAGGGGATAGCTCAAAGTCGCTAGTGGCCCACGTCTGGTTATATGTTCCATCGCCTGCCGTGTCTGTCTTGAGCGTCGTCACGCTCTGGCAGTCATCAATCTGCACCACGTTCCCCACATCAGGCCGATATGCGCGGGTAGCGTTAGACGAGTAGAAAACCCGTTCACACCACCCATCAATCTCACGGGAAGCAGCCTCAATACTTATCTCCAGCAGAGCATCGTCAACGGTGTCTGTAATTCGTAGCGCTGCCTTAACGTCGGCCAAACTTGCGTAGGGATTTTCAATAGTCATAGGGGGAGCCTCCAGTCTCTAGTTTACCGCGCCAACCGTTACCCGCTTAAAGGGGAAAGCCCCCAACCGTATAGGCCAGGGGCTCCCCGTAATGAAACTTCCTATTAAGAGGCAGCTCCACCAGTGAACTTGCGAATGTGGGTCGTGTGAGAAAGTTTCCCATCAACACGCATTGAGAAACGGTAAGTAACCGTATCCTTATTGAACGCGTAGTCCGACGAGGAAGCAACCGCGAGGCCGCCAGCCATACGCACTTTGTACGAAGGCATGTGACCGAACAACACGCTAATCGCAGCAGCGGCAGGATCAGCGATGTTTGGGTTTTCGATAACATCGAACCCGGCAAACTGGTCAGGCTGTCCGATACCAACCGTGTAAAGGTACTGGTTGTTGTCGTCCTTCAATTTCCGAAGGGCACCAATACCCGCACCAGAAGCCATGTAAGCAGTACCAGGCAGACGACGAACCAAACCATCCACGCCCGAGTAGGCAAGGTCGATCAGGTTATCGGCAGTAAAGGCACCAGCAACAGCAGACGCGCCAGTAACACCAGCAGAAGCACCCACCACAACACCTTGAGGTTTGGACGAACCATCGCCAGTGGTGAGTGCAGAGTTGATAGCGGTACCAAGACCGTTACCAGCCTGGTTAGCAAGGTGGGCCTCAAGGTCGAATCCGGAGTCGGATACTAATTCTGAACTCACCGGTATGAGAAGGCCATATTTAAACGCTCCCAAAGTGATGCTCGCGTAAGTAGGTTCAGACTCGGTCATAGCAGCACCGGCAGCGGAAAGCACCGCAGAGCTATAAGCGGTCAGTGTAGGAATTGTAAGGTCTTCACCAGACGTAGTGTTGAAACGTTCTCCAACCTCAAGCATCGGCCCAACCAAACGGGCAACATCGAACACATTTGAGTAAAATGATTTAGGGACGGTGTTAGCAGAAGGCACCAACGTAGTGCGACGCTCAAAGTGATGGCTGCGAGTTTCACCGCGACCAATGGAACGCAGAATGTCATCCGAGGAACGCGACTCAGCACTTACAGGGGCGAACCCGCGTGATGCTTCCTCAGCCTCAGTAACACGCTGTGCGTTACGGGTAGCAACCTCAATAGCAGCATCCGCACGACGAATGTCAGCCTCAATACGATCAATCTTTTCTGAACCAGCAACATCAAGGCCACGACCCTCAGACTCGGCGGATTCCAAAACTTCACGAATCTGCATTGTCAGGTTAGCGCGTGCCTCTTGCTGGGTTCTAATGAACTCAGACATGAATTACTCTTTTCTTTATCGGTAATAGTTAGGTTTCGCAGCGGCGGTAACGCTCAACTACTCCGACAGCGGTAACGCTTATCCGGTACCCCAATTTTACCGCGAGAGTGTATACGTACTTTTATGGAAGCCGGTGTCCACGTTTTTATGTCACATACGTACCTAGTTGGGTACATATGTGACATAAGTGTCACAAGCGTACCAAAATTGGTACGGTATTGACTCGTTCCGTACACAGCAAACTTTATTGGGTACAGGAACCTAGTGGAAGTGTGGGGACTCGAACCCCAGTCCAACAAGGATCCGCAAGCGGCATTTCCTCGCTGTCGAAACCATCCACTCCCTAAAAAGAAAACCTGCCCGTACCCATAAGGGGCAGAGGGGCAGGTGTTAGTAACACAAGTATAGCACTTTGCTAGGCCGTACTTTTAAGTGGACAGTATGCGGTTTTGTCCTGCCACAAGGACGGCGGCACCCCGGACATGGGAAGACCCTCCCCGCAAGCAACGAGGAGGGCCGTTTTCACCCAATGAAAGGAATCTAATGAACTACCACACACTTACAGAGTAACACAAAGAGAAACCTCCCGCGCACCAGAAGGGGGTAGGCGCACGGGAGGAAGTTAAACCCTACTAACGCTGCTCAACAGCACCAATAACGCGGGTCTCTTTTTCTACCTGCTCGGTAGCGCCCTTAGACACTTGCGACAACACTGGCGATTTCCGAACAGAAGCATTATCAAGCTCCAGAATAGCATCCGCAAACTCAGGGGCCAACACTTTTATAGCTCCCACAGAAGGATGCTTAGCAACTTTCATAATTGCCTCAATAATTTGTTCACGACTAGCCATTCTTATGCTCCTAACAATAGTTCTAGCTTCTTCTTCTTCAGCGCAAGCTTTTCCAACTCGCCCGTGAAGTCCTCCACTGGGGGAGCCTCAACCGCGGGGGCCAACTCATCAATCACCGTAGTCAGCAGTTGCCGATCATTGGCGCTAATGTCCTCACCGTTCTCAATCTTCAGCAACGCATCCGCAAGCGCATCAGCATCCACCCCAGAACGCTTAGCAGCCTTGTCCAGGCCACGCACCATCGTAGTCCCAGCGGTAGCCGTATAGGCAGGGAACGCCACAATAGACACCTCATGGAGTGACACGCGGTTCAGTGTCCTCACGGTGCCGTCACTGTTCCACTCATCCCCACCACGCGCCACAGTGAAACCAAACGACATAGAATCCACGTCACCACGCTTGATAAGCTCACGCGCATCATTCCCCACCGTTGTATTAGCGATGTCTGCCTCCACATACAGGCCGCGTGCATCCTCACTAATCCGTAGGGTGTTAGCCCTTGTTGAGGCCAGAACGTCGCCGGTGCTGTGATTCCAGAGAAGCTTAATGTCATTACGGTTACGCAGTGACCCACGGAAAGCCCCCGGCGCGATACGCTCCGTGAACGGTAGCGGCTCACTATCCGAATTGAACACAGCGGCATACCCGGAGAACTGCATCCCAGTATCGGTTTCGCGTATCTCAAAATCGGCAGCATTGACACGGGTTTCCATTTTGCTCAAAGCTTGGCCTTTAGCCCTTCCATTATTATCTTGCTCCACTTTACCAATAACCTCATCGGCGACCGCCAAAAACCGTTTCACCGTGGGGGCACCCAAAACAACACCCCACACAGTATTCCCAGACTCGGTAAGCGCCTCACGCGCCTCCACCCACATGCCAGGGGTCATCCCACCATGCGCCACCGCGTTAGCAACCTCCACATCGACAGCACGCCGAGCAATCGCACGCACCCACGAGGGAGGCATCAAAACATCCGACTCCATCATTTCACCTCATCCTTGTAAACAGCATCCGGGTTATCAGGACCAACCTGTGCCACCCCCTGCAACTGCACCGAGGGAAGCCCCGTATGCGCAACCGGGGGAAGCCCCACCATCCCCAAAGCCTCCGACGGCTCAAACCCAGCAACCACTAGATCACGCGCCATCTGTACCCTCTCACGCTGCGCACGCACACCAGCATCCGACAAATCCACGTTCGCAAGAGGAACCCGTACAGCCTCGGCAGCCGGGCCTTCCTGTGGTGACATGTCCTCCAACCGGCGAATATCGTTGATAGCTAAAAAGCCTGACTGTATCCCTGTCGAGTAAGCGCTGTACCTTGTTTGAATGTCAGCACGCAAAAGCCCGTTCATGTTGAACTTTACAAACGCGGTTTCCCCGCCAGGATACCTAGACATTAGAGAACTCATCACCGCCTCTAATTTTGCGATGTAGGGCCGGAGAGTGAAGTTGGAAAATTGCAACGCGTTCTGCTCTACGCTCGCAAAAGTATTCGTACCCGGAAGATTTAGCATGTGAGAAGGAATACGCCAAATCCGGGCAACATCCTCCACCGCCATACGTCGCGCCTCGAGCGCCTGCGACTTCTCAGGGTCAGCCTGTGTCGGCTTAAAAGTTGCGCCCCCACTAAGAATCCCGGTACGTCCAGACTTGCGCCAACCCTTATGCGCGTTGTCGAACGAGCCACGCAAACTTTCTGCCTGCTCCTGTGTGAGCGCCCCAGGGTACTCAATCACGCCCGCAAGCGTTGTCCCACTCCCAAAAAACGTGGCAGCATACGCTTCCAAAGCTTTAGACAACCCCAAATTTTCGCGCAACCCCACCACACGGGAAACCCCGCGAATAGTCCCAGGACGCAACAAATCAGGCACATACAAAATGTCCTCAGACGTGAGAGGCTTCTCCTCGCCCTGCACCGTGAACACTAGCCGGCCCTGCCCGTTACGGGTAATCTCCACATCCATCGGATTAAGCACAACAAGGTTCACAACCTCGCCCTTACCGTTGCTATACACCCGCACAAAACAATTACCGTCAATGAGAAGCGAAACAAGCAGCGAGTTATAGAACACAGAATGGCCCGCAAAATTTACGTCAGGTTGCGACACCCAAGACGGTTTAGGACGAAACGGTCTCCTGTTCCCATCAAGACGGATAAACGCATCCACCGGCAACGTCGAAATAGTATCCGCAATAAGCGACACCGCAGAATGAACAGCAGCAATACTCAACGCGTTATTCTGATCCACACCCACACCGGCAATTGTGCCAGCAGTCACATCCCCGCCACTACCCCACAAGGTTTGAAAACTAATCTCGCGTTGTTCGAACAGTTTGCCAAAAATCATTTACTCTCCAACGAAATACCAATAACGATAACAATAATTCCTGCCACGATAAACCCGAGGGGAACCCAAATAAGTGCTGCGCCCGCAACAACGAAGGCTGACCCAACAATCTGCAAAATGTTATCCATCATCACCTTAATCAAAAAATTGTGGAGGCTCCTCTAGTTTACCGCCTCCGAGTGCCCGGTCTACAGCAATAGTCATAGCAACCGCAGCATCAATCTTGCGTGGACTGTTCCTAGAGTCTTTGACAATACGCGGGCCAACATTATCGAGCTTTGTTATCGCGTTACTGAGATGCCGGGTTAGTACAGGGTTTCCGTCATGTATCAACCGTTTCTCCATTACCGCATCAAACACCAGAGCGCCAGCCGTCACCATACGGCGTGCAGAAGTGCTGGGCCACTCCACAATCGGCACACCCTTATCCTGCAAAATCCCCATCGACCTCTGCCAACGGAAAGGGTCACACGCAACCTCACGCACCTTCGGATGAGCCTGACAAAAATCGAGAATAGTCTGCTCCACCTCAGCAATATCCACCCGCCACTCATCATCATGAATCGTAATATCTTTCTCCCACGACTTCACCATAAACACCTTTACCGACTCATCACCCTTAGGGACAACCGCGCCCACAATGACAGAAGCATCCCCAGAGAAGGAACCGTCAAAACCGAGAACAATCTCATCATCAGGGGACACCGTAAACTCTGCCTCGCACGCCTCCCACGCCCCCGTAGGCAACCATGACAGTTGGGAGGACACCCACTGGTTACACCTTTTCGTACGAAACTCTGCCTCAGGTGTACGCCTCACAGCGCTCTCAAAGTCAGCGATAGCGTTCAGATCCCCCAACCCAGGGTTTGCTATACGCCAGGTGTCCTCAAGTTTGTGGTCAGCCTCCTCGGGTGCCTCCCACCACGCCATAAAAAAACTGGGGTCATCAACTTCACCTCGAGCAACTTTCTGCCCGTACTGGTACAGAGAATAGGCGATGGAATCCCTGCCGGTACTGTCAGCCTTCACACCCGCTGTGGTGATACCGATAAGAGTGGCAAGGTTTCCGCGAGCACCCATTGCAAGGCTAAAAGTGTCATAAAGTTCGCGGTTCTTCTGCGCGTGAACCTCATCCATCACCGTCAAAGTAGGGGAAAGTCCCTCCTTGCTATACGCCTCAGCAGACACCACCCGGTACACAGAACCCATCTTGGGCAACTCAATCGCGTCACGGTAAAGTTTTGTAATCCCAGACAATTCCGGGGAACCCTCAAGCATTCGCTTAGCATCCTGAAAGACAATCCGAGCCTGTTCTTTCTCCGCAGCCACCGAATACACCTCAGCACCCTTAGGGCCAAGAATCAAACCATAAAGGGCAATCACCGAACCCAAAGCGCTCTTACCGTTCTTTCGAGGCATGCCCACAAGTTGCGACTGATGCCGATACCCACCGTTCTCAAAAGCGAACATGTGTTCGAGTAAACTCACCTGCCAGGGGCGCAACACCAAAGGCGAACCAGAACCCCCCGCCACAGAATCCTTAGTGATCAGACCATAAGCCTCCGCAAAATCGCAGATAGGTTCCTCATCACGCCCAGCCTGAATCGCCTTCTCGGGTACAGGTGTCAGCCAGCGAGGAGGCCAGCTCTCAACTTCCGTCACCCGCAAGCCTCTCAGACCTGGTAGCCCTACGCTCCATAAGTTCCTCCAACTTGCTCTTAGCCTTCACCTCAGCGACACCCAAACGCGAACGGTCAGAAGGGGTGAACCCGAGCAGGGAAAGGTTGGACACAATCTGCCGGTCAAGTTCCCGCAACCCGCGCCTCATTGTGGCATCATCAGTTTGCATCACCTTTACCCGCAAGTTCCACCGTTCATCAACCATCTCACAAGTCATGGTGAGCAGTTCCAGGTCAGTCCTATCTGAAACCCAGGTTGCACCCATACCCCACACACGATTCCATAAGTCGTGCCCATACTTCAGCAACCGGCGCGGAGGCTGAGGAGTTTCCTCAACCTGCTGCAAAAGCACCACGCTGTTCTCATCAGGCATGGCCCGCTTCCCAGGGTTCCCTAGCAGGCGTTTCTGCTCAATCGGTTTCGATGGTCTACCTGCGGGCATTACAACAACACCGCCTTTTCTCCAGTCGAATTTTCCCAGCGCTCGATAATCACATCACAGTATTTAGGGTCAAGCTCCATCGCATAACAACTCTTATTCAACTTCTCAGCAGCCATAACCGTAAATCCAGATCCTGCATACAAGTCCACAACAATCTCTCCCTTGTTGCCCCAACGCTCCAGAAACCACAAAGCAAGCGCAACTGGTTTCTGTGTTGGGTGAACTCTGGTTTCATCACCCCTAGCTGTGTAATTAGTTGTCACAAGAACGCGAGCCAATTCACGCTTATGTGGTGTCTTAGACCAGCAAGTTTCAAAAGCGCTGCCAAATTTCCCATCAAGTAATCCGATGTTTTCATCACTGTATTTATCCCAGATAATCCAGCTCCCGAGGTTGGGATACTTCCGCCCTAATGTTTCAATGTAATAATCAGCGCCCCACAAGAAAATCTCCTTGCAATAAGAAAATGTGTCAATCAAAAAAGATGCGTCAAACTGAACATCATCGTTGATAACAGCATCATGCTTTCTTCCCTTATCGCCCATCTTTGAATAATCAGTGTCAAGGTTCATGCCATAAGGCGGATCCGTAAACACCATGTCAGCCCTCGCGCCATCCATAAGCTTCTCAACAGTTGCCTTATCCGATGAGTCACCACACAGAAGCCGATGGTTACCCAACCTCCACAAGTTGCCCAACCTGGCATTAGGTTCCTTAGGAGGCTCAGGCGGATTATCCTCCTCTGAGTCATCATCATTAGCGGTCACTGCTTCAAACCCGAGCGCCTCAATATCAAACCCAGCCTGCTCCAACTCCAGCAACTGTGCAGACAACACCTCAGGGTTCCACTCCGCCAACTCAGCCGAACGATTATCAGCCAACGCAAACGCCGTAGCCTGCTCCGCCGACCAATCACGCGGAACCCGCACAACATCAACGCTCGTCACCCCCAACACGCGGGCCGCCTCCACAGTCCCATTCCCCGCCACAATCACATTCTCAGCCGTAACCACAATCGGCTTGCGCTGACCGAACTCTTTCAAGCTCGAAGCAATCGCCGCCAAGTTCGCATCAGAATGTTTCCGCGCATTATTAGGGTCAGGAACCAAACTCTCAACCGCAACCGACTCAATCTTTAAACTCACGACGCACCCCTCTTGTAATAATAATTATCAATAACCTCACGCACAAGCTTCTGATTCTCCACCGGCCTACCCCTCAACCTCTCCAAACACACAGCCCGACCTGGACTCACCTCCACAAACGATGCCCCCGCAAACCGATACTTAGCCCGGTCATCCATCGACGGATCAGTATGAATAATCCACACCCCCAAATACCTTTCACCCTGAGCAACACGCAACGCAGTCCCCACAGCAGCCTTCCGCGCAGCACGCGCAACCTCACGAACCTTCCCCCCATACTCAAACGGCAAAGTACCCTCCACAGACAACGCCAAAGCCAACCTATCCATATCCACAACAATATCCCCGGCCTTACAATTCTCCGCAATATACGTAGACTTCCCCCCACACGGCGGGCCAGTAACAATCGTGATAGAAGGCATCACCCCAGCCTACCGCACTTGAACAGGCGTTCGACCCAAAACCAATAATTACGCGGGTGTCCACAAAGCGGTGGGCTACGGGGTATAGAGTACCGCTGTATAAGGTTCGACCCCGCCCCGTAGTAATGCCGGGAGGGCCGGTGGGGTGCCGCCAGGGCTAGTCTCTGGTGTGTGTTTGTGTCGAACAGGTGTTCGTATTGCATGTGACTGTTTAGGCGATTGCCGTACTCGGGTGCGCCCGGTGCCGTGATGTGAGCGTTTGTTCGAACGTGTGTTCTACTGGTATAGAGGGGTACCCTCCCCCCCCTCCCCCCTAAAGTTTTTTGTTCCCCCGGCTTTGATTACATTGTGAATGTGTTATAGCGAGAGGTGATTGCGGATTTGATGGGAGAAGATGGTCTGCTTGCCCTGTCCCTGGTGGTACGGGCTGCCCGCATAGGTGGCATACCCCCCCGGTGGCCTTTAAACGTTTGCGTGCCTTTTGGTAGTCGTAACCGTATAGGGCGGCCTTCTTGGCTTTGCGTTCCGGGTCAGCATCCCTTATACGATCGCGTATGCGTTCTTGCCCTCGGTGACAGTTTCGGCAAGTACTGTCTGGTGAAAGTACACCGCATCTGAGGCAAGGCTTGTTGAACTTCATCTAGTGGGAATCCTTAGCGATTTTTGCCAAGTCCTGCACTTGCCCAAGCCTTAACAACTAACGTAAACTCACTGATCGTCAAATTCGATAGACGGTCAAAGTCTTCCTCCGCGAACGACATTTCCGCCGCATCAAACAAGATAAGCAACTCCCCCCCATCCTGAGCAATCTGTGAAGCCCGTAAGTCTGCGAGCATCACAATCGGGAGTAAATAGAAACTCTTAGCAGTCCCCCGAAACGCTGCCGTCACAACCTCCACATGGGAAGGCGCATCCTCATAGAAGCCTTGAGCAAGCAGGTCAAACTCTGACAGTACAGGGAAACCTGTTGGGGTACGTCTCACACGCCACCAGCGCCTAGCTAAGGCGATTAGTAGCCTGTAACGCTTTACTACACGCATTGTTCCCCGATGGTCGTAGAATCCTTACGAATTTTCATCACAGTAACTCTATCCTGCCCCGAAACGGTTCACCCTTCAGAAGCTCAAAACAAGTAATAGCTGTTGTGCTATCGCCCCCGCCGCGGATACGAGTAAACCAATCAGACCCGTTATCCGAGGTCGCACACTGCACCCACCAGCGCCCCAACCCCGAACCGGATACTTCCTCCACCCTCGAGTGGTGGAAGTGCCCTGTGACAAGCGTTGTCGCTGCCGCCAAATATGAATCCCGAAAACTTGCCTTCGACCAATACGCCGTCACACCATCCGGGCGCGAAACCTGGTGCCCATGGATCGCACCAAGAACATGCTGACCGTCACCGAACACGTCAAACGCGAAACCCTCATCATGCGGTTGCGGTATCAGCCACTCAGTTACCGGCAGTCCAACCTCGGTAGCAAGCCTGCGCAACTGCTGAAGAATCACAATCCCCCAGTCATCCAGTCCAGGCTTACCCACCTGTGCCTTGTTTACGCGGAACTGACAGTGGTTGGACGCTACCGATCCGAACGTTACCGGCGCATACTTGCACGCCAGCTTCAGCAAGTCCCAGAGCAGGGCCGCCGCCAAATCAACTTGTTGCATCGGGCTGAGCGTATTCGAGGCAAGTTGTTCCATATCAGCCTTAGAACTCACTCCTTCTATGACATCGCCAATATCAAGAATCACGATGGCAGAATACCTACCGGATTTCAGCCGGGCCTCAATACGGTCATAGCTCGCATGAATCCTTTGTATCGACTCCTCATGCCCACCACGAGAAGCGCCCTTACCAATCTGGAAGTCGGCAGGGCAAATAACAAACACACGGTCAGACACAATCGGTTTAGGCGGCTTCACCCGTGTGCGCTTAGCCTGCGCATAAAGTGTCGGCAGGTCGAAATCAGTAACCTTCTTACGAAAATGAAAACGGAATGCTGTCAACCAAAGACCATCCCACCGTTGCCATTGTGAAGTCCTGGGTGCCCCCACAATCTCATACTCATCAGGACTGTAACCACGATCTGCGAGAAACTCATCAAAGTTAGGTGCCTCCGGTAAACCTTCTGTTGTCGCTGTACCCTCGACCCCATCGAACATGAGGCCAGGCCGGAAATCTTTAGGTGCCTCTACCTTCTTGGCTGGTTCCAAATTATCTAACAAAAGAATCCCCAGGGATTTTCACCGGCCCACAACGGCACGACCCTAGCCTGTGAGCCCGTATTGGCGTGTCCCCAATAACCACACCACGCGACTTGAGCACCTTCGACAACCCCCACGCACTCCACGTCACCTCATCCGCAAGCGCAGCAACCAGAACAGCCCTATCAGACTCATCAAGCTTGCTCATAGCGTCAGCGACACTACAACGGTAAACAGGTTTCGCCGGAACCAAATTCTCTAACATGGTTTCCCCTCCGTATCAGTTAGGGCAAAGCCTAGCCTAACGCTCACAAAAACACGACCTCCACCACACAACCCTGATTTCGATGGTCGGCGTAAAGTTTCATGGCGATAAGCTTCGTTACCTGAGCATCATCACCCCAAACACCCGCATCGGTCAAAGAATCTAAAACTGCCCTGGCGAGCTTGTCACAATCTGGTGGCACAATTGGTAGAGGTCTGTTAGCAATTTTCACTGTCTTAGGGCGCTCCAAATAGAACGACACTGTGACCTGTGCCGGGCCGTCCTCGGACACCCACCCCGCATCAGCAATCGCCTGCACAGCAGCGAGAGTGACCGCCTTACGCCACGCCGGCAGATATTTTGAGGCCTCAATCATGCGCCCACCACCCACATGCTTCTTAGACCCCTGCGGGGCAGGCCGACCCAACACGCTAATGTACAAAGGCTCCACACTTTAAGGATAGCGGGCCTAATGCGTTGGCCACATACCCCGCGAAGTCGCCTCATAATTCTGCTGCCACGCAACCCCACAATCAAACGCTTCACGGTCACGCTCAACAAGCCAAGCATCCCACGCAGGAGCACTCACAGCCTCGCCCTCAGCCCAATGCTCATCCATGAAAAACAGGACAATACCCTTCACATCCTCGGTAGTCAGCACGCGGGCAGAATCGTGAGGAATTTTCACCGCTTCACCACACGCCCAAACAAAGCCATAACCGCAAGAACCGACAGCAAGGCCCCAAAGACGTATCCAAACCCGCTCAGTGCCCCACCAGTGGCGTTAGCGAGTAGGAAAAACGTTACCCCCATACCGCCAAGCATAAAAAACGCAAACAATCTCCCGCTAAAAGCACTCATCAGTCCGCATCCCCAGCAATTTTCACCCGATTATTAAGAATGTCCCAAGCCGCATAATACTTTGTTGCAGCTAACCTTCTTGCTTCCTGAGCTTCTTGAACCCGATACGAAGCAGAAACAAACTCTTTCTTCGCCTCATCAAACTCTTTCCACTCCGTAAGAATGTCATGATTATCTATGCTATCCATTAGAACGGCGCATCCGGGACAGCCTGCCCAATCGTAGTTGTCGGCCATTGAGCCATAATCGCAGCCTCATCAACTTTCTTAGGTGCCTCACGATCATCCACAGTCGCAACAACCTCCGTAGCACGCACACGAATAGCCGACCCCGTAGACCCATCCCGCTTCTCAAACGTTGCCGTAGCCACCACACGACCCGTAACCGTGACCTGCTTCACCCCATTAAGATTAGGGACAGAATCAGCGGTCACATCATAAACAGTCTTATCAACCGTTTCCCACTCGTCCTGATGGTTTTTCTTGCGCACATCGACCGCCACTTTCAGCGCAACACCCCAATCAAATGTTTTTACATCATTGAGCCAGCCAGTCACTACAATCTGTGCCTCGTTTTTAATCATGCGTTCTTCCCTTCGTTAGTTGTCCTCACACTACCCTCCACCGCCGACCCCGGCAACTCAATCACATGATTAGCATTCACGCAATCGGAATGACCGCACGTTCTCACACCCGGCAACACTAGCCTGCCATCATCAAAAATGGGGGACACCTCACCCAAAAAGAGGCCTTGCCAAGGTAAACACTTGCCTGACCTCGCACGATGTACCGTAGCAACTTTCTTCGCCCTACACCCGGCACACAAGACAGTTTTCTGCCGTGTGGACTTTAGCGACCACTCATACCCGCAACGCTCACAGACTATAAGCGGCATACAGGCAGAATCTTAGGAAATTTCATCCCCCCAAATATAGCCTACGAACCATAAATTGTGGCATTAGGGTGCAACGGGTTCTCAGCCCGCCGATCATAAGCTATATCTGCCTGCAACAACTGGGCTGCCGTGAACGTGTACGCGCCCTGCCGCATCTCCTTCGTTAACTGTCCCCGCCTACGTTTCACAGGGGCCGGAGCCACATCAGGCAGGCTCTCGACAACATCATCCACCGACCCCACACACTTAATGATAAACGTAGGCACCCAATCGGGGAGCGGAACAGGAACAGCCGCAGCTAACAAAACTTGCTCAGCTTTCACCGCATCAAACGCTTTCAGCCGCGCCTTAAACAACGCAAAAACTTCTAACGCCGTCACCTCACCAAATCCTCGCGCAACCTTCCAATACTCGCTCGACCACCCCTCATGTGCCCGCGAAACGCGCACTTGCCCTAGCTGTAACGGGTGCTCCAACCGCAACACCTCAACATCAATCCCATACTCCCGCGCATAATCAATCATGACTTCCCCCTTAGTAGAATCCCTAGCGATTTTCATCACAGTAACCCCTCGACTCTTTTGTTAGCTATCGCAGTGTACTTCTCGCTAATCTCGCTGCCCACAAAATGCCTATCGTTCAGCAACGCCATTTTCGCTGTAGTCCCTGACCCCATAAACGGATCGTAAACTAACGCGCCCGGCTTCGACCACGTAAGAATATGGTCTTGCGCTAAACGTTCAGGAAACGGGGCAGGATGCTCAACCCCGTTAAATGACGTGACATAGCGCCAGATATTATTACGAGGCGAAAAGTCAGGCACCGGGTTCTTTAGCTTCCCGCCAAAATCTTTATGCCCTGCCCACTTGTTCGGCTTATCGCATATTAGCGCCGCCAACACGTCACCTTTAGCAAAAACAAACATGTACTCGAATATCTGTGTGTACCTGCCGCCTTTGCGCTTAGCCGGGAACGTGCTGGAATTTTTCTCAAAAATCATCGTGTCGTGTAACTTAAAACCTAACTCCATAAAGTGAAGTGCTTGCCGAAACGATGACCCGGTTTCGCTACCCTTAACAGTCGCATCACCAATAACCCAAACCAGCACACCATCATCAGCAGTCACCCGATAAAGCTCAGTCGCGATGTCGTAAAAATCCCATTGATACCCCTCATAGCCTCGAAGGTCATCATATGGGGGAGAGGTAACAGTCAAGTTCACAAAACCATCACGCATCCGATGCATTGTGTCCAAACAGTTTTCGTTATATATCGTATCCACGTTCACAATTCCCCCTTAGAACATCTGTTCAAAGTTTTACTATCCCCAGAATGGCCCCCGAAGGGGCCACCCCGGTTCAATTATTCTGAGATAACAAAAGACTCGATTGTCTTGTTATCTACAAGCCACTGGAAGAAGCTCCTGACCGTCTCACGCTGCGGGCCTTCTGGCGGGTTCACTATGTTGTAGTGCCGGATAATCTTCTCCCCTTTTACGGGGTTTTGGGTTTCTGCGACTCTCATTTTCTTGCCTTTCGTTTGGGTGATACTCATACTGTACACCACTACACACCCTGGCGCAACCACTAAAACGGTACCTGCTCCAAACACCGCACATCAGCAAAATCCCACAACGCCCTACCCGCCAGCCCAGACTCCCCCAACAACAAACAACACACATCACACTTCACAAGGCTCACCCCATGCCGACACTGTGGACAAGCAACCTCCAACCCACTCACCCCTCAACCAAGATAGGATGCCCCAACTCGCCAGGCCTACAATCAAAATGTTCCCCAATCTTATGCAACGCCACAACCCACCCACGCCCCACAGGCTGAGCCCGCACACGCCGCACAACATCAAACAAGCCCTTAGCCGTCACCATCCCAGACGTAGACTCCTTCAACGCCGGAATAATTCCCGCCACCAACTCCGCATAACCATAACCCTCAAACATGGCAAGCCACATGATCACCTTCGACTCCGACACAAGCTGCCCATCCAGCGCCGAACACATCGACACAATCTCTGTCATCTCAGACTTATTCATGACTCCCCCTTGCCGTAGAATCGTAAGGAATTTTCATTACAACCCCATCAAAAAAGTGTTTCATCATCAGCCTCCTGCCTGTAAGCCCATCGTAGCCTGCCCTCAATAATTGGCAGATATTCTTCTGTTAGCTCTGCCCCTACAAACTTGTACCCATCCAAGAGTGCGGCCTTACCAGTAGAACCCGACCCCGTAAACGGATCAAGCACCACACCCCCGGCTGGGGTAACAAGTTTGATTAGGTAACGCATTAGGGCTGTAGGTTTCACGGTGGGATGGATGTTGCGATTTTGTGGCACTGGCCGGCCCCGCGTATCCTCTCCGCCCGAGTGAGTGCGCTTGCCCTCCACAATTTCCATGTCTTCTAGCCCTTCGTTGCGGTCACGCTTACTAGCCTTCGCACAATAGTAGAATCTTGACGGATTTTCACCACTCTGTTCGTCGAGTAGCCCCGCACTAAACTCGTCAAGAATCACATTCGCAGGCCAACGGCCCTGAGCGTATGTGTTCGCAAGTATTTCCCTCGGCGCATACGCAACCCCGCCATTACCAACACCACTAGCACTAGCGGGCCTCTTTTGTGGCTTTTCTGCCCTGCTCCCTATTCTGCTCGCGTCAATGTTCAACCCGCCCACACCATGCAACAAAACATTCTGTGCCACCGTAGAACCCTTCGCAAACGGTTTCCGCCCCACAAAAATGGGTTCAAACGCAGGCTTCAACGCTGTACCCCACCCCTCCCACTGTTGAGCCTCAGCAGTATGCGCGGAAGTTTCATCCAGATTGACGCGCTTCGTATGGTTTTCGCCAGGGACAAAGTGGTTAAGAGAATTCGACCACGATTTCTTACCCGTCACCACACGCTCTGCTTCTGGGCGAAACAGGTCATCAAAACTTTCACCAAGCCCCACGGTGTCCCGAATAATTTGGTAATCGTTCCAATTAGGAATCGCTGGTTGCGCCCCGGCTGTTAAGTAGTGTGCCAGCATAAAGTTTCCAAGCGCCGCCTGCAAGCTGTTTCTGCTGACACCGTTTTTGGTCATCGCAGCTTTTACTGAGTCCCGGAACACTTCAAAACCGGCAACAGTCCCGCCTCGCTTGTCAATCGCCTTAGACACATCCAAAGACTTGGGAAATCCGCTCCCATACATCCAGGCGATACTGTCCCGAATCTCAAAACCAGCATCCTCAATAGCCACCGCCATCCGGTGCCAAGTCCTCGACCCGCCAAACGCCAGAATATGCCCACCAGGTTTCAACACCCGCAAACACTCCTCCCACACGCTCACGTCATAAGCAATCCCCGTAGAATCCCACTTCTTCCCCATAAACCCCAACTCATAAGGTGGATCCGTCACCACACTATCCACCGAGCAATCCGCAAGCGTCTTCAAAACATCACGACAATCCCCAAACACCACGCGGGCATCACCCACCAAAATTTCACTCACCAGTTCCCCCCAACCCATTCAGACGCATCCGCCTCAAGCTGCCCAGCCACCACAAGATTACCCTCCCCCAACGCCAACTGTTCTTCCTCACGATACTTCTGCGATAACAAAGCACCCTCCTCCGCATTAGTAAGCTTACGCGCCTTCACCGCAGGAGCAGGCTTAAGAGGATTACTCCAAGAGCCCTTATGCAACCAAGTAGACGGATTCTTCGTATAACCAGGATCCCTATTCGGATCATCACGATAACGGACAGCACCAGCGAGCAACACATCAAAGCTAACTGTCTTAAGCGCTTTTTCAAACTTCTTGCGAGCATCGGCTTTGTCCTCGCTACCTGGATAGACCTCCCAGAACTGGTCGAACTCATCCGAAGATTTAGAAACTTTTGCAACTTGTTTTAAGTTAGGTGGCTCTACGTTAGATGGCTCTAGTCCAGTGGCTATAGTTAGGTCGACACGGGTGTCCACCCCCCTCGACACGGGTGTCGACCCCCCTGGACTCTGGTGTCCACCCCCCTCGACAACGCGGAGAGTGTAAATAATTGAGCTGTTATTCCTCTGCTGTTTTGTCATCACACCAAAGTCGACAAGCTCCTGCGCTGCACGATCCACAGACTTAGTGGAGCACCGTAAACGCTTAGCAAGGGTATCCCTCGAAGGGTAAGCCTTGTGAGTGTCATTGTCTGCATAACGTGAAAGCACCGCATATAGGCGCACAGCCCTATCGGAAATGTCCAAGTCGAGTAGCCACTCATCAATCATGGCGAACCTGCGCTCAAGCCTGATGGTTTGTCCCATTGTCTAACCTCTCTATCGGCTAGACTTGTAACTAGCCGATGCCATATACATCGGATTTATGTCAGGCTCGGGGTTCTCATGCTCCGGGCCTGACTCTATTTTACCACGCTAGAAGCACTCTCCGATAATGAACTCTACCTTAGTACCATTCTCAAGCAACGTATACCAGCGGTGCTTCACAAGGTCAAACACCGGCATATCTGAAGTCTGCCACGCCGGAATCTTGTGACCCCAACCTCGAGCACTCGCAGCATCCGCAGACGTAGACTCCATCTCCCCATTCCAAAAAGCGCAAACCAACATCAGGTTATCAAGGCAGTCCAGAAGCTTCGATCCGCCCATGCCACGATTCTTCCGGTGATGAGGCACAAGGTCATCCGTTGCGCCGCAATGCCAGCAGTGAGCATCCCTAGCGCGGAGAAGTGTCAGCGACTTTCGTGGGAGTGCCATGCTCTCGTTCCCTTCAGCTAACTTTTACTAAAAAAGCCCGGTAGTAACAGTTTGGGATTTCCAAACAGGTCCCGGACAATTGCAGCAGTGCTGTGCGGACAATTGCTAATGTCTGTTACCACCGGCACCAACCCCCGAACCGTGAGTAATGTCGGAATATGGTGACATTACGGAATGCGGGAATATGTTTAAAACGTTTACACATCCCCACAACGTGTAAAAAATTGGCTCCGTATTTGACACGTCACAGTTATAGCGCAATCACTATAGGCCACAGTTATAACGCGATTGCTATACGTCAAAGCTTCATCTCTGCCTGCATCAGCTTGGACATAGTTGCTTGAGCCATCAAAGCCGACTCTACCGAACGGAGCTTCATCCGCACACGGTTCACCTGCGCCTTGCTAACATCCCGCGCAAACCGTACCTCCACACACTCCAGCTTGGCAAACGCCTGCCTCTCAGCCACCGATCCTGTCCCGTTAATGAACGCCTGCGCCTCCAGCCGGTCTAGGTCAGCCTCACACTTAGCCAGGGCCATCTCAGCATCATAAAGTGCCTCCACACCCTTCTTGTTCAGCGCGGTAAGCTCCTGAATCTCAGCGACTATCTCCGATACCATCACAAACCATCACCAACCTTGACAAGAGTTCGACACGCCAAAACTCTGCCAACACCAGGTCATCATGTTGTTGCGCCTCCAGGTACGCTTGCGCTAGCTCCGTCACGCTTGCCAGCAGGAGTGAGCTTTTCTGCATACGCCCTCAAATCGTTCAATACTTTGTCAGGTGCTCCCGCTTTTGAAGCTTCCCCCCAGAGTAACCGCACCGCGTCAACATCCTTTAACAGTTTGGCTTCTGCAACCCAGTCACGCGCCTTCTGGCTCGCCTCGAACCTGGCAACCTTGTCCATTTCCTCCCGCGTAGTACGCTTGTTCCCTGAATACCCGCCGTTAGCAAGAGCCCGCCCAATCGCACTAGTCTCACAATTTTCGAGCGCAGCAGCCTTGTTAGCGCCAGCCGTCCCATCAATCTCAAACGCATACCCTGTAGCTTTCGGGCACCCACGCTCCAAATCCTCACCCGAAAGGTAAATGACTGCACGCACAAGCCAAATCTTTTCCAATCGGTTACTGTCCGTTGTCTCGTTCTCAGTAATGACACGCCCATCAGGATTGTCTTTATAGAACCTGACTAGGCGTTCCTCGACTGTTTCGTAGTCTGCAAGATTAAAGTTAGCCATCAGCCCACCAACTTTGCATCGCGGCCAATGTTGGCAGCCTTTTGAAACTTGCCTTTAGTAGCGTAGGCACGCCTCATGTTGCGATTGTCACCATCAACCGGCTCAAAATAACCAAGTTCCACAAAATCAGCCCACAGGTTAGGTGACAACCTCAAAAACTCACGATTGGATTCCTTCATGATTGCTTCCGCCCAGCTATCTAACCTGATCTTGAATACAAAGTTTCTGCCATGAACCTCACTCAGCTCACGCTTTACAGAATCTAGTTCAGCGATTACGTCCTTGGTGCCATCGAACACAGCCTCAATAGCCCTCAGCCTAATGACCTCGCTGCGCGAATCAGATAAATCCGCTTTCGATTTCTTAAGAGTTGCTTCCAACGCAGCAACCTCCGCCTGGAGGTTCTCAAAGCTTCTCGCTTCAGCCCTCACTCCATGCTTTCCCCTAGCCATCACTCCCCCTCATCGTCATCGTATGTACTAGACATAATGTTTTCCGCGGCCTCGAACAGCTCCCACTCAGTATTGCTGTGCGTTTGCGGAATGTTCCTACGTTGACGCATCCACATGACCGCAGCCTCAAGGCAACGCTCAATGTCACGCTCATCAGCATTAGAATCAACCACGCTATCTGTCGCCGCCATTAGGCACCCATCCTTACCTGTAACGCGGCGCCCTCAGTAACCCAAAACCCGCGCCACAGACCATCATCGCGTGTCTCGTTCACCTCGCCCACATACTCATTCGCAATACGTAACACGTCTTCGTCTTCAGCAATCATATGTTTACCCTTCCCCACAATTTTTCGGCACACTCAACCAACCCTGCAATCATATCCTC